GAGAAGCTTGCGGTTGAGACGCTTCTCGAGAGGATGTGCCTCTACACCCTGCCATTCCCCAATGAAGGAACGGCGGGACACTTCCTCTGCGCGTTCTATATGAGGGTAGAACGCAGGATCTGGAATGGGACCAATCGTTGTGGGGTAACAACGATCTTCACCCTTTTGCTTCGTGGGCAGGGGGCCACGAGCAATAGCCTTTCGAAACCAAAGTTTCTTAAGGAGTCCATCCAGAACCCATTTAGGGATGTCAAGAGAAATCTCCCTGTGAGAAATCTCATGCCTCATAAATACGTTGACCACATGCCAGAACACGCGGTGAGACAACGTAGCACATCCCTTCACAACCTCAGAAAGGAGGTTGCCAGGAAGATCAGAGCGACGAAGAAAAGAAAGAACAGGCTTTCCCACAAAGCGGTTCTTCCTCGTGTCATAGGAGCGAGAATTCAATTCAAGCCACCTACGAGAAAAACCAGTCTTCTCTTCGTTGACAACGAGTCCGTAATGACCGGTCACTTCGCGCCAAAGGGCGAAGTCCGTAGAGTCACCAGCGAACACAATGTCGTCGCCATTGATACGGACCTTCCTATCCGCTTTACCCCGAGCTCGTCCGCTCCGAAAGTCTCGGAAGATGTCATGACAGGCTTTGTTGAGCAAACAAAGCACAGGAAAACTACAAAGGTTGCCCATCATAGAACCTTGCTTGATGTCATGAAGTCTACCCGAATTGCTGACTCTTTTCAAGTCAGTGAACGAGCTCAAGAGGGTATCTCTCTCGTCTTGTGTTAAGTGCTCCGCCTCACATAACACCTCGACTATCGCCAGAACAGCAGGCAAGTGAATATTATCAGTGGCAGACGTGTAATCGCCTGATACAAATGACTCACCTGGACGACAGTCTTGAACGACGGGGAGAATGTGCGATTTGTCAAGTTCGCCTCTAACAAGCCACCCGAAACGGGACAGATAGCTATAGAGAACGTCATGAACAGGACTTAGGACGCGTTTGACACGCGCACCCTGCATAGTGACGACACGAACTTTGCCTTTCGTCTTCGCACAGCCGACGCGAACATGGTTGGCAGGCCTAATCAGGCTTTCCTCATAACCAACCGCGAATGTTCCGCCGTCTACCCTCTTCTTCTGGAGGCATCCCTGCTGGTCGGGAATCGCCTCACCCCTTCGAATATCTGCGGCCCAACCAGTACCAACAAGCTCACGGACAGCCTGCTTCAGCGTACTGATTGGGTCATCAGACCACCGAGTTCGTGATCCAAC